GCCGCCCGTGCGGTTACGTCCTTGTTGAGCCTCGGAAAAACTTGGCGAGCCTCCTGTTCCTAATTTTCCTGTGTTTAATTCGTCCAATAAACTTTTTGTAAATTGATCTCTAGCTTGTGAGCCGGTTATTCCTCCCGGTGTTTTTGGCATTCCGCTCATTTCAAATCCTCTTTAAATTATTCCCGATAACGCACCCAATCCTACTAACCCGGCTGTAACAGGATTAGTAGCACCGAACGCTTGAGCAAGACTACCTCCCATCGCCGCTCCACCTAACGCACCTGCTAAACCTCCTCTGCCTACCGGTTGCGTGGTCACAGTTCCTAATGGTGCTCCATAAGCGGCTGAAAGATATTGTTGTAATTGCGCTCCGGGTAATGCTTGTTGGAAATTAAATCTATTAATCGAATCTCGTAAAGCCATATCTTGATAACCTTCGCTAATTTGACCTAGTTGCATCATTCTATCGATATCAGAATAATCTGTAGCCGCCATAGCGGGAGCGGCTTGAGCGGTTTGTAGTTGTCTAGCCCGTTCTTGATTATAGTTATCGAATGCTAACGCTCCGGCGGTATCGCTTAACGATGTTGCTAATTGGCCTGTTGCTCTATCGATTAAATCATTCTGAGCCCCAGAGCCATATCTACCGGCCATCGATGCTTGGCTATTAATCTGATTTACCGCATCAAAATATTTTTGCGTTGCCGCATCCGATGCCGTTTGGAATCTATTTTGAAAATACGGATTAGCCGAACTTGTATAGTCGCCTTGGATTGTATTTAAAAATTGTTGCTGTGCCGCCGGTACTAAAGGCGAACCCATCGCCGCTCGATTTTGTGCCGCATCTAAAGCCGCCGTTGTTTGTTCGCTTGGCCCAACATACGTTTGGTCAGGAAAATACGCAGGCATTCCGCCTTCGTAGAGTCTTTGTGCCTCCTCTAACCCGTACTCCACGAATGGTGCTTGGGTAGGGTCTAATTTTTGATAAACAGTTTGACTTCCGCCGCCGCTCATATTTGTAACTCCTTGATGTATTTTCGAGGTTTGAACCCCAATTTTTTAGCTTTCGTTTCCCAGCCTCTGCGCCATGATTCAAAAGCAATTTTATTGCACCCGCTTGCTTTCGTTGCTTCCTCTATGAGATGCCATTTTATTTCATCAGCAATTTTAGGTTCGCAAAAACCCGCCCATAAAAAAAACGTGTCATCCGTTTGTTTTTGTCCAACTATAAAGCCTAACGGAAGCAATGTTTCGTTTCCGTTTTCTATCATAAGCCAGAGCATGGACGAACCCATCAGAATGTCCGCATAGATGTCCTCTGGAATCCATGACTCTGGACTTTTTTTTAAAACAATTTCTAACCTCGGGCGAACATAATGCCAATGCGTTCGCAAATCCTTTGGAGGTATAAATAATTTTCCTATCACCCGATAACTAAATAACTAAATGTTGCGCTTGCCGCTGTGTTTGCACTATGAGATATTGTTGCAGAACCATCTACTTTTTCTGAAATAAACATATCATTCATAAATGTCGCCGATGCTGTGTTAGTAGGCATAAACAAAACAACGCTGTCTGTGCTTATTCTTATATCTGGCAAACTTGTTGCTGTTGCGCTACTCGAGGCTAAATTTATTGTGCCCGTCGCATTAATTTTGCCCGACATAGCATTGTTTACTACTTCGGATATTTGTCTGGGTTCTGCTCCGGTATAGGGCAAAACTCTATATTGTGTCATCGACTTCCTCGTGTTTTGATATCTAAATCTACTCCAACCGCAGAGGTATAATTACCGCTCGGCAACACTTTAATTCTATGATAACGGCCATGACTTCTCAATGCACATCTATTTTCAATATCCGCATTAGCCGCCGTTCCGAATGTAACATCATTGTCTAATCTCGCTCTGCTCGATACAGCAACATTAGCCGTTCCTCCGTTTATTTGAGGTTTTGCTAATGTGATAATGCTGTTTTCTCCTACTAAATCCCCTGTAATTATTTCGGCGTTAGAATTAGCTCCTGAGAATGCAACAATTTTTTGGTCTTCTACCCCGGCTAACAAAGTATTATCAGCAACCCAAAATCTATCATCCAAACTAATCCCTAAATCATCTAAACTAGAGGAATAATTATCCAATGATTCTAGCGTTATACCTTCTGTTTCCACGCTTGCGATAAAATCCGCTGTGGTTTCGCCTCTTGACCATTTTTGAATTTGCCAATTATAAATCAATATCGATTGAACCGAACTATTGTTGGTATAAAGCCAAAACACACATCGTCTTACCGGGTCTACAGCAACGCTCATCGTATTCAATAACGCTAACTCCGCATCATTAAAAAAGAATCTATCTATTTTTTCAGCACCTATTGGCTGAACTTTAGTTCCGTCGCATAAATAAAACCCGTCGTCAGATAAAAAGAATGAAAGATTTCCGTATTGCGCTATGGATTTCGGCTCTAAACAGCCTAATCCTCTACTAATCGTATCGAACTGAAAGTAAAGTGGAGCACCCGCATACGTCATTCGGGAAATACCTTTTTGCAAAAATATTAATGCAAATTCACCCCCACTTATCCCTTGAATATTTCCCCCATCGGGTATGATCTGAAAATCTGATTGACTTGTTGGCCCGCTAGACCAATCTGTTTCATCGTTTATATCTGACCATAACACCTTGTTTGGTTCTTCGTTCGTTCTGCCACACACTACAAAATCTCTCACAACGCTAACAAAATGAGCCGTAGGTGCGGCACTTGCTAAATCAGCAAAATTACTGCTTGTTCCTATAGTGTATGCTTGAACTATTTCCTCGCCGTTAGCCGCTAAAACTACTTTGCCGAATTGCGCTGTATTCCATCTCCCGGACTCACTCGCTGAGTAATTACCGGCTTGACTTATATTAGATAAATCTAAAGTTGATGAACTGTATTCGTATAACTTGGTATTCGAACTTGCGAACACCTTCGTGGTATCCCCGAATCTACCCGAGAAAACTCCGTTTAAATTTTCCCCGGCATCATTGCTAATAGGAGACACCGATGGCAGTGGGCCATAGCCGATTTGCTGAGGGATGACGTTTTTCGCCTCGACTAATGCGCCCGCTACCGGCGGTTGATCTGGTAGCCATTCTGTAAATGTAATTTTTTGCATATTAAGTCACACTCATCGCCATTGGATTTCCGCTAAATTCTGCACGGTCGTCCGATGCTGTTAATTGTGTTCTGGCTCTATCGTATAGACTCGCCCATACAGTTAATCTTTGGTCATTCATTAAAAATGGTTCGCTCTCCGATAACGCCGCATAAAGCAAACAATCTGGAGCGTTTACTAAAAACTCGTTGGATGTATTAGAGTCGCTTAAAAATGTTGGCGACGCATAATACAATAATTTTCCTGTATAGGTTGTATCTGGACTTGGTCCAAACCTGAAAGCATCTCCATCCATAGTGTAAAAAACCGGCTTCCCAGTTTCCGTTGTTCTGGCCGTTCTAAAAAATGTAGTTGGAGGCAAATAATCTAACTGCGAAACGGGTGTACTTTCAATATGTAACTCTCGTAATTCTAAAAAATCGGCCGGCAAACTTATACTTGATGCGTTTATTGTCAAGTCAGCCGTGGTCAACATTTGCCTTAACCGCAAATCCCTTCTCATGCGCACTTCACCCAGTTTAATAAAATCTGTTATCTGAGAGGTTAGGTCATCTCTGGCTAAATAATCTGCCACTAATGACTGTAACTCCGAGTATGTCCCGAATGCCATTAGACTCTCCCTGTTCTTGTTCTAAAAAATCTATTATCCGGGTCATTTAAAAATGCTTTGAATGCTTTTTCGTCTAAAACTTTAAACCCTCTTAAAATTCCTTTTTTATTAAGACTATCAATAACAGTCAAAGGAATACTAGCAATTTTATTCCCAAATAAATTATCAGACCATCTAGCATTTTCATCATAAGAATTAAATTCTTTTTTATTTTTTTCGATAATCGCTGTGCAGTCTTGCCTGTCTTCCACAATACATTGACCATCGATTTGATGGTATAAAGTTTTTTTGTATTCCATTATTTTTCCTAAAAGGTTGAAGGGTCTATATGGTTGGATACAGTAGTCTACGGAGAAATGGAATAGACCCCTCGCCCAGTCTTAGTTTATGACAAATCAGCTACAATGCCTGATGCTCCCTCGTTTAACACAGCTAAAGTTACCTCTGTAACCATTTGCTGTTTTGCCGCTTGATCACCGGCCACTTGTAGGTCATTGGTGGCAAATGGTCGCAGGTAAGCAAGTTCCAAAAATTCAGGATCCAAAACTAATGCAACATCATCCGCCGAATTACCCGCTACCATGAATCTATTCGGCACAACGGAGATTTGCCCGAAATCGGACATATAAATATCAGCCGCACCAATTATTGTGGTTGGGGCATCTGCCGGAGCCATGTATCTTTGTGCAGCGATACCGGCAAAGCCACTCACTGTCTGTTTATGAGCCGGGGAAACCATAAGCATAGATGGGTCACCACCCGCTTCATAAACTTCCTTAACCACAGTTTTCAGCATGTCTTCTGTAAATGTACGCTCCGCCTCGGAACTATCCGTTCTGGCTGTTGAACCTAAATTACCAGCGACACCAGCTGAACCAAAGTCACCATTCGTATTTAACCATGTTTGTATTCCTCCCATGGTTCTGGCTTCAGCCGCTGAACCAGCATCTTTGATTTGATTTGATAAGGCGATAGCCTCCAAATCTCTCTTCAATTCCTTACTGGCTTTTGCTGTTTGATACGCTTGTTCACTCTTCCTTCCGGCTTTGTCGATAGCCTCGAGTGTTCTTGATACGCTTATCGTTTTTTGCAAAATCTGACATTGATTATTCAATCTCGTGGTTGCACTCAATGTAGCTGTGGATGCATCCGCTCCTTCGATAGCCGCATTGCTTACGTTTACTGCCGCTAGTGCATCCGTTTGCCATTCGTGTAAGGTATTTGTTGCTTTTCCTTGACCGATTGAGTTCATAAATGGTGTGTCTGTTGGGCTAATGCTGTAGATAACATCTTGTAAATCTTCTCTAGCACCAACCGCCGCATGATTTGAAAATACTGCCATTGGTAATACTCCTTATTAAATAATCGCCTCGAAATATTTTGCGGCATCTTTTAAATGCCCTGATTTCTTGGCTTGAGATTTTAATTTGCGTAGCCGTTCCGACTCATTGCTACTCGGGGTTGCTACACCGCTTTTAACCATTTTCGGAGCTTTCTTAACTTTTTTCATTATCTCCGGTTTAGCGGTTTTGACTTTATTCGCCATGGTTGCATCATACAAAATTTCAGCCATGCGACTGTCGATGAGCATATTGAACTCTTGTTCTGTTACTCGTTTCGACTTCGCATATTCGAGCATATCGGCTCGTATTGATCGGCGTTTATCCGGGTCTTTTAAATCCGGTATATTGTCCATCAATATCTTTTTTTCTTCGGCTTTCTTTTTCTCATACAAAAAAGCGTTTTGTGCTTGTTGCTCTTGAGCAAGGCGTTGACGTTCTTGTTGTACTTGTAGTATGTGTCCTTTGCGTTGTTGTTCTTCCCCTAATTTTATAGCGTATGCCGTTGGGTCTACTTCTTTTAATTTCGCTAAATCTTCACCTTGCGTTGACAAAAACTGTTCTAACTCCGCTAACTTCCCGTCATAATCCGTTCGGGATTTAGTCATCTGGTCGAACTGTATTTGTTGAGCTTGGAGGTTTTGTTTTAATTCTTCAACCGCCTTGTTCTCATGCGCATAGTGTTCCATTTTTTTGCGAACATTAGCCTGTAACTGAAAACTTTGCTTGAGATCGTCTAAGGTAACCTCGTGTTCTTCTCCTTCGGCTTTTATCCGATAGGTTTGAACTTCGGGTGCTTGTTCTTCCTCCGCTTGTTCTTCAACTACTTCTTCGGATGTTTCTGGCTCTACCTCTTCAGCAGTCGCTTCGATAACTTCCTCATTTACAGACTCCTCCTCCGGTTCGGTTGCTTCTTGAGGTTGACTCGTTGGTGCCTCTTGTTGCTCCATAATGCCTTGGATTCTATCTGCCGCTTGTTCTAAGTTTAACGATTCCATGCCTTGTTCTTGGGTAACAGTTTCGCTCATTTATTTTCCTTTTAAAAAAATTTCCATTTAGAATTATGGACAGCTTTGTTATAAGCAATGCTTTCAAAGTGTCCAATGATTTTTTGTAATGCTTTTATCATTCGATACGATTCTTCTCTTCCCTCGAAATCTTCCACCGCACTATTTGCTATTTGCGATAAATATTCATTTGTAATAGCTTCTACGGCTTTTGTAAATGCCGTGTTTTCTAATAATTCTCTTGCCTCTTGGTCGGTCATATTATCCGTGAGTGGTTGTTTTGTACCTATTTACAATCTGGTCTCTCTGTGATTCGCTTTCTCGCTTCGCTTTTTCTTCTGCTTCTTTTTCCGATAAGAAATCTGAGTAACCTTTTGGTAAATAAAAAGGAACATCCGCAACTACAGCCGGTATACCAAATTCAAATCCTGTTGGCCGTTGTTGGGTAAATGCTGATAATCCTGTTTTTATGTCCACGTTTGTGGGGTCGGATAAAATTCCTAATGTATTTGTTGTTGGGTCTATCCCATAAAAATTACCCGTTACAGGTGCATCCAAAAAGTCACTACCCGGGGTAATTTGCATTCGCACTAAATTTTTATAATATGGAGATAATGCCTGCGTAACCGGTGTTGTTCCAAAACCTTGCGATGCTGTTATGTCGGCATCGATTGGGTTAGTGACAACAGGGACATCTCCACCATCTCCAACAACCGGTAACTCTGGCCCATAACCCGCTCTGCCCATGTCAAATAATAAATCATTTATATCAACCAATCCATCTAGGTTGCTGTCTTCGGTGTTAAGTAAACCTCCGGCAAACTCACCGAGTAATTCCGTTCTGTTTGGTATGCTTAAAGAATCTCCGGCTTGTTTATAAATTTGAGCCTCCGGGGATGCAACTAATTCCTCTCGCACTGCCTCCGGTGTCATCTTACTATAATAGTTAAAAATTTCATCGCCATCGGTAAAATCTCTGCCTAAAATCTCCTTATACAAATTATTTAACTCGAACATCGATGTTAATGGAGAGTTTGTATTATCGTTTAAAATATTATTCCCACCAGAATCTACCGGGGCATCACTCAAAATATTTGATGTTGTGGTTCCGCCGCCCGATATAACCGATGTATCTGTTAAATTTGGATTGTTCGATGACTCCCCTAACGAATAGCCCGGCGCATTAGGATTGTTACCGAATATATCTACTTCTCCTCTGCGATGAGCCTCATATAGAGCCTCTACTTCCGGTGTTCTGTTATTTAAATATGCCTCAACAACATTACTCATTTTTTTCTTCCTATTAATTAGGCCGTGGGATATTTACTTTAAGAGATGCCTCAGCCAATAATTCTTGTTTTTTCAATTCTAATTCGGCTAACATTTCTTCTTTTTTCAATTGTATTTCGCTTAACATCTTTTCTCTCTTTAAAGCGATTTCTGCATCCGCTTTTTGTTTATCTATCATTATTTGGGCTTGCGTTTGTTGCATAGCCGCTTGTACCATTGGATTTGGTTTGCCTTGTTTGCCTTGCGGGTTAGAAAGCATCGCATCCATCTCCGGGGTAATTTCTTTAAAGAATGATTTAGTATCTTTAAACCCGGCTGTGTTTATAAATTTGCTTAATGTGTCTCTATATTGACCTACACTAACTAACGGATTTGATGGCCCGAACTTTTGTAATACTTCCTCTTGTTTGGACATAATCATTTGTAGTAATGCCATTTGCTGTTTCTGGTCTCCCGTTCCTAGTCCCACGTTAATGCTTACATCATATTGATTAGACCATGTTCGTGGATCCATTTCCACATACTTACCTCGCATACGGATAGTTCGAGGTTTATCTTGATACTTACAGGCTAATTGTAAAATTCCTTTAAATAAACTCTTTAACCCGGTTTCGGCGAATGTTCTTGCTATTAATTCTATCTTACCCGTAGCGGCGGAAGTCGATGCTGCGATGGCGGCGGCGGTTACATTTTGTAACACATCAGGAGCCAAACCTTGCATCGCATCACTGATTCCCGTGCGTTTGCCCTGTACAGCATCTAAATACTCTAACATTGGGAACGCTTGATTTGCTACCAGAGGAACACTCATCGGCACTATGGCGTTGGGATTCTTCAATCTAACTACGCCTCCGGCCGTTACGTTTAATAAATCATCTAGGTTTACTTGACCCTCTACCGCTCCGACTCGAGGTGCTAGGGATAAATATAAACTATCTAAAATCGCTCTAGTAATAGCCGTTTTTTGCTCCTGTAAATCGATTGCTCTATCCGCTAAAGATTGACCGAAAAATTTATGCGGGAGCGGATAAGGGCATATACTATGAAACGGCAGGTGGTCTATTTCTTCATTACTTAAAACATCATTCCCGGCATAAACTACTCGCCGTAATTCCGCCACCCCATCTTCGTTAAAATCCGTTCGCAAATAACACTCGTAGATTTCTATTTCTTGCATACTAAAATCTATGGATTCTGCATCGTGGGGCTGTTCTCCCTCGCTATAACGGGCGACTCGCTCCGGGGTATATGCTAACTCATCATAAGCCGGTAACCCATCAACCATGTCCGGGTCGAATCCCATTGCTCTTAAATCCGTTCGTGTTAATAATTTTCTGTGAGCGGTAAACGGGCTATCCTCTATAGTTTTTGCTTTTTTGCTGATTAGAAATTCTTCCGGCGGTAAAGACTCGACAACTATTTTTCCTATTTCGGTTTTTTTCTTAACTTCTACGTTAAAAAACCTTAGTATGCTTTCTTGTCCTAATTCGTTTTGCTCCGCCTCGATGACTTCCTCTTGGCTAACTATTTCACGCGTGCCATCTTCGAGCAGCATAACCATTTCATTTTCGGTTAGCTTTTCATAGTTTTCCGTTTTTAAATCAATTTTTTCCTCGTAGTATGCTTTAAATATTCCGACTTTTTGCAGTAAGGCTGTTTTCATAGTTTCATGTAGAATCTGGAATCCATCGTTTTCTACATAAAAAACCCAATTACAATAATCGGTGGCTTGTTTAGCCGCCTCAACTCCACGTTCTGTTTTTGCCTCAAATTTTACCGCATCATCGCTACTAGAGAAAATACGCATTAAATGTGGTAACGCTCCGTCAACCGCCTCCGCTACTTCCCCGGTAACGATTTGCGAACGCCCTTCAACCTCCGTGCCATACGGACGGCGCATATAACTTTCCAACGATTTACGCCGCTCAGTGGTGGTTTCACTTTCTATGTACCCTATTGCGGCATCTATCTCCGCCTGTACTATTGCTTTCAGTCTTTGTTCCATTCGACTCTCTTTTGGTTTTTTTTGCTAATTTTAACTCGAGGTTTTTTATTCGATGCTCGAGCTCATCTATTCTTTTAGATTGATCAACGCCTTGCTTTTGTAAATACATTTAAACCACCCATTGCGTATTAGGTTCAGGTAAATTACCCCATGTCTCATTAGACATGAAATCTACAGACGTAGCAAGGTATCTAACACAATCCGATGCGTGGCTATGTATATCGTGTAATGGACTAGATGGTTCTCCGGCACTGTTTATGGTTCTTCGATAGCGTTTTAAATGATTTAATAAATCTTTACAATTATCCTTATCGAACCACATCCGGGGTAAAGTCATCCTGACTTTTTTTATTCCTTGTTCCACATCGCCTCTTGCTAACACAAAAGGATTTCTACCCATTGACCTCATCATTTCCTCGGTGCTTCTGCCGTGTTTAAAATCTCGATGGCTAGCATCGTGAGGAAGATAATCCGTGCCCCAGTTCCAATTTTTCGATTCTATTTCTTTTATATATGACTCTAGCGTTCTGTGCGTATCTTCCAAAAAATCTAGCACTCTAATTTCGCTAGATGCTACTTGGCAGAAAATAATAGCCATAGCATCATTCCACCCTAAATCCCAAACAGTATGAACTTTTAATTGCGGGTCATACGGCACATTCCTTATTCTACCCTCGGAGATAATTTCTTGTATTTCTCCGGTGTAAATCGCTCCCTCTATCGTGGGTCGACACTTACCTTCCCATACTGTCTCATAACCAACTGGGTCACGCTTTTGCCATTGTACTCGCTCTTTTTCTAACTCTTCCGGGAAAAATGGGTTGTCGTGATAATTCATTTCGCATACCCAACTATTTTCCGGCGGATTTAAAACAAAACGTGTATACGTTTCATCCGTGTCTAATTCCGGGTTAAACGTCAGCCATATCTCACTATTGTTTTTTCTAATCGTAGGAATAAGGATATCCCACGATTTACGAGTGACCACCTGTGCCTCCTCAACCCAACAAATATCCGTACCTTCGTAAGATTTTAAATTTGCTACGCCCTGTTGTCTTATGCCAATAAATGTTATTTCTGATCCGTTTTTGCCACATATCTTTTGCTCTTGTATATCGAAAGCATGATGCAATCCCATATAATTAATTTGGTCTCTGAGTAATCTATGAACTGATTCTTGTATCGAGCGTTGTGTTTCTCTGGCCGCTAATACTCTCAGAGGTTTTTCGGCGCACTTCGCTATGATTGCTCGAGCGACTCCCCATGATTTACCGCTACCCCTTCCACCATACAAACATTTAATTCTATAAGGTTTGAATATCGGCAGTAGTTTTTTAGGTAACTCTAGCTTAAACTCCGACAACTTCAATGCTCGTGGTAATTTCTATTGGGTCGCCATTCGCACCTACTAATTCGTTGACTTGCCGCTCCTTCCAACCGGCTCTCGTTTTTAACCAAAACATCTGAGCCGATGTGTTCCCGCTTTTTGCTTGCTCGAATAGACTTTTGGCTATCGTTGCGTTGGCATCGATGCGCCCTTCATCTAATTCTCTTTTGTAATATTTTGTGAGCGTATCCGCCGATATATTTAATTTACTAGCTATATCTTCATGTGTTACACCGACTGCCGATAATGTTTTTGCGACACTTCTTTTTTCGGGTGTTGGCTCATGGGCGGGTCTGCCTCTGCTTGCACTTGCCATCTTTTATAACTCCGTTTTAATAGTAAAATTACATGAATTTTTGCAATCCGTTTACAGTGTAAAATACAAGACTATTCCTGTATCCGTCAAGCATATTCGCCGTTATTGGCGTTACTCCGTGCATATTTGCAAACGCTGGATAAACTAACAATGACTCATCCTCGCATTCTATACACAAATCATATTCTGGTACGTGTAGAAATCCTCCGTCACAATGATTCTTTTTAGCGAAAATAAAATTTAAACAACCGGATAAATTCCCTCTGTCTTGGTGGTAAGTCACCGCAATATTGCTGTTCGAGATACTGCTACTAAATAATTCAGTCAGCTGATATTTTTCCGGTACGTTGTTTTTTACTAATTCCTTTTGTTTTTCATATTGTGAAGGCATTATTTCTTTTAGTAATTTTCCTCCCTCTTTAGCTAACAGCAGCATTGCTTTTACAAAATTTTTCGATTCTTCCTTTTGGTGTGTACCACAGGTTCTCCCATAAGCGTTACATTTCATATGGGGTCTAGGTTTTGCCGCTCCTAATAATGTACTCCATTGGCTAACAGGAATCTTACCCTTTTTATCTATTCCTTGCCCACTACTCCGGTTCATTTTCGATTTAGGAACTCGAGGAGACATTAATTCAATATTAGCTATCGTTAATACTTTTTTTAAAGCCGGAGGCAACTCCCTTAGATAAAAACCTACAGTCAATCCATCTTTAACAAATAACGTATTGTCTCGTATATTCGGGTATTTCTTTTTTACTGTATGACCGAATTTTTCCGTGTACTTTACCGGCTTTAATACTTTGTTTGCAAAAATAACCCGTGAGCTCATCTTTTAATCACTATATGACTATTTTTTGGCTGTCCTTTTTTATCTCTTATTATTACATTTTCTGGATATAAATTTTTTAATATTTTTACATCCTCAATTTTTTTTTCAGCCCGGTCTAATACTGTCCCTAATCCTTTTTTTTCATACCTTTTAAAATCCATGTAAGCATGGTTATAGATTAAATTTCCTCCATATTTTTTTAAATGGTACACAGTTGCATAATAATCAGTACAAGTAGAAATATCTGGGTGCCAAACAAACCCGGTTTTTTTTATCGCAAACGCTCTCCCATCAACCAACCCATACTTCCCATATTTCTTTTTCGCATAAAAAGGGTTTCCGGTGGAATTTAATCCTAATAAGTTTATTCCGGCTTGATCACATTTTGCTAGCAAGTTTACTAACTGATCTAATACATATTTTATA